AGGCCAGGCACATCGTGGGAGAATTTCTCCCGTACATGCGAAAAAAGTACCAGATCAGGGAAAATGCGATCTACATTGACCCGGCGTGTAAAGCGTTACGCCTTGAGATCGAGAAGCTGGGCCTGATGACCAGCGGCGCGGACAACAACGCGCACGATGTCAAAGGCGGTTCAAAGGGCCTGAAGGTGGGCGTGGAGATGCTGCAATCCGGCATCAACGACGGGCGGTTTTACCTGGTCGAAGATGAGCGCTATGGCACGGAGCCGTTCGTGAAGGAAGCCGGGCTATATTGCGCGGACGATAACGGCAACCCGGTGGACGCTTATAACCATTGCTGCGACGAAGTGCGCTACGCCTGGACGCATTTCGCAAAGACTTTCGGTCTGTGGGGGTTATGATGAAAACGATGATCGCGATCCCGGCCATGGAGCAGATGTATTCGTGGACGGTTAAGTGTTTATGCGACCTGCGGCCCGTGGGCGAAGTCAAAACCGAGTTCGTGATCCGCGCACCGGTGGACGAAGCCCGGAACACGCTGGCGCAGAGAGCCATTGAGGGCGGGTATGACCGGGTGCTGTGGATCGACAGCGATATGACTTTCGAACCCGATCTGATGGAGCGGCTGAGCGCGCTGCTGGATGACGGCTGGGACGCGGCGACGGGGCTTTATTTCAAGCGCACATTCCCCGCCGAGCCGGTGATCTATGAGCAGTTGGATCTGGAGAAGCCCGCCGCCTATCCCTATTGGGCTTATCCGAAAGACAGCGTTTTTCGCGTGGCGGCGTGCGGATTCGGCGGCGTGATGGTCAAAACCGAGTGCTTGCGGGAGACGAAGGAACCGCCGTTTTTGCCGTTTCATCATTTCAGCGAAGACCTGAGTTTTTGCGTCAGGATGGCCGAGAACGAGCGCCGGATCGCCTGCGACAGCCGGATCAAGCTGGGGCATATGGGGACGATTGTTTTCCAAGAAAAGCTATACAGGCACCCGGCAGATAAGGGTGATGAACCATGAAAATTTTCGATAAACTCAAAAACAGGATCAGGGACGGGGTGAACAGGATGTCGGAAAGCACGGGGCTTTTCAAAAAGGACGTTTTCGATCTGGACGGCGTGCCCGCTTTCCGGGAGTATTACACGCTGTTCATTTTTCCATGGATGGCGGTTTACAAGGGGTTCTATAAGGCGTGGCACACGGTGCCGATGAAGACGCTGAACGACCCCAAGGGCAAGACGCGCACCATGGCGACGATGAACGCGGGCAAGATGGCCTGCGCCCAGATGGCGCGGTATGTGTGGAACGAGCGGTGCAGAATCAGCGCCAGCCGGGCGAACGCAGACCCGGACAGCAAGGAACCCGACCCGCTGAACGAGTTCTTGCAGGAAGTGCTGAAAGAAAACCGCTTCGGCGCGGCGTTTGGCGACCTGATTGAAAAGGCTATGGCGCTGGGCGGCGGTGCGCTGCGGGAATGGGTGGAGATCCCTAAGGATGAAGACGGCAACGACGCGGGCGAAGGGAGAATCCGGCTGGGATATACGATGGCCAGCCAGTTTGTGCCCACCGCCTGGGACAACGCCAAGGTGACCAGCGGCATTTTCGTTTCACGCGAAGCAAAGGACGGGTATTATTACACCGTGGTTGAGTGGCACCGCTGGGACGGCAAGACCTACCGCGTGACGAACGACCTGTACCGGATGCCGATCAAGGAGACCGAAGAACCGCAAAACATCCTGGGCTGGTGGTATCCGCTGGACAAGGTGTATCCGCTGCTCTCCCCCGATACGGTGATGGAAGACGCGGACGGCACCTGTTTTCAGTATTTCAAGCCCTTCGGAGCGAACTACGCGGACGACAATTCACCGCTTGGCATGAGCATCTTTGCCCCGGCCATGAACACGCTGCACGGGATCGACATCATGTTCGACAGCCTGCAAAGGGAGTTCGTGCTGGGCAAGAAGCGCATCATCGCACCGGCGCGGGCCATGCGGCAGGCGGCAGGGGTGAACAACGGGCCGCCGCAAAAATACTTTGACGCGGATGACGAAGTGTGGGAAGCGCTCAGCACCGACAACCCGGAGGACCTGAAGATCTACGATAATTCTGTTAATTTGCGGGTCAACGAGCATATCACCGGCATCAACGGCGAATTGGCGATCCTGTGCAGCCAGATCGGTTTCGACCCCGGCACGCTGGCGTTTGATCAGCAGAAGGGCATGAAGACCGCCACAGAAGTGGTGAGCGAGAACAGCAAGACCTTCGGCACCGTCAAGGCCCATGAGAACAACATCCGCGACGCGCTGACCGACATGGTGCACGCGATCTTCGACCTGGCGGTGCGCTACGGGCTGACCTGGCATGGGCAAAGCGTCGAAAGCCTGATCTCCGGCGGTTACAGCGTCAGCGTGAAATTCGACGACAGCATTATCCAGGACAAGGACGCGGAGATCAACCAGGGCGTGATGCTGGTGGGCGCGGCGCTCATGAGCAAAAAGCGGTTCATGGTTGAAACGCTGGGCCTGACGCCGGAAGAAGCTGAGAAAGAATTGGCGCAGATCAAGGCCGAAGGGACTGGCAACAGCGTGGATGTGACAAGGCTTTTCGGCGGTTTGGAGTGATAGCCCATGAGACCGGCGTTTCTTGACGAAATGAGCTGGCGAATGGCCGAGGTCTATGAAGCCGTGACAGACCGCATCTTGATCAACATGGCCAGGTATTTCCCGCTCGTGAAGGACAGCGGCGAAGTCAAGGGCGCGTTTGAGTACCAGGCGCAGCTTTTGGCCAAGATGGGACAGGTGACGAAGGAAAGCGCCAGGATCATCCTGGACAGCCTTTCGGGCGCGGACGAAGCGCTGAAGCAGAGCCTTGAAGCGGCGATCATGGACGCGCTGAAGAATGAAGAACCGAAGCTGAAGAAAGCGGCTGAAAAGGGCCTGCTGTACGGCACCGCGCCGCCCGAAGTGGACGCGGGCACCATGCAGGCGTTCCAAAGCTATTACAGGCAGAGCGCCGACAAGCTGAACCTTGTCAATACGGTCATGCTGGAAAGCACCGCGCAGGCGTACCGCGCCACCGTGGCGGATGTGACATCGCGGATCAGCCGCACACAGGGCATCTTAAACGAAGCCACCGGCGAAGTGGTGACGGGCGTAACCAGCATCAATCAGGCCATCCGGGACGGCGTGAAAAAGATGGTCGATAACGGCCTGACCGGGTTTGTGGATCACGGCGGGCATAAGTGGTCGCCGGAAGCGTATGTTGCCATGGATGTCAAGACCACCATGTTCAACACGGCGCGGGCGGCGGTTGCGGAGCGGGCGGAGCAGTACGGGGCAAATCTGTACCAGGTATCGAGCCACGCGGGCGCAAGGCCCCTGTGCTATCCGTGGCAGGGCAAGGTCATTTCCCGCGATGACTGGAGCGGCGAAGTGGAAGACCTGGACGGGAACAAGGTACACGTTTACGCGCAATCAGAAACCAGCTACGGCCAACCGGCGGGCCTTTTCGGCATCAACTGCGGCCATTATCCCATGACATTCATCCCCGGTTTTTCGACGCTCAAGGGCGAACCGCAGGACGAAGAAGAAAACAAGAAGACCTACGCCGAAAGCCAACAGCAAAGGGCGCTGGAGCGCAAACTCCGGGCCGAAAAGCGCGATCTGGAAGTGATGAAGACGCAGGGGGAAGACCCGGTGATCATCGGGCTGCAAAAGGAGCGGGTGGCAAAGGCCAGCGCCGTGATCGAAGACTTCTGCGAAGAAACAGGACGGACAAGGCGGCGCGACAGGGAGACCGCGCCGGTCGTGGCAACGTGGCCAAACCCATAAAGGGAGGAGAAAGAATATGGCTTGCAATCATGACCAGTACAAATGCACGGATAACCGCTTTTTCTGCCTGATTTGCGGCGCGGAGATCGCGAATCCGTATGAAGCGGAGCAACGGGAAGGGCAGAAAGAAAAGCCCGCAGAAGGGGCCAAAAAGCCCGTAAAACGCAAAGCGAAAAAGGAGGCTGATTGACATGGTCCGGGTACTGAAAGAAGAAACCTTCGTGGACGGCAAGAAATATGCCGAGATCACCGGCAACAGCGGCGACAGCAAGCCCGTGGATGGGCTTGTGAACGGGTCGAAGTTCACCGAAGTGGATACCGGCATCATTTCGCTGTTTGACGAAGTGAGCGCAGAGTGGTTCGCACAGGGCAGCGGCAACGGCAAGACCAGCATCGCGGGCGCTACCGTCACGCTGGGCTCGTCTCCTGCCTATGACGGCACGGAGAAGACGCAGGGCGTGAGCAGCGTGAAACTTGGCGAGACCACCCTGACAGCCGGTACTGACTACAAGATCAAGGGCAACAAAGCCACCGAGATCGGCACTTATGAGCTGCATATCGTGGGTATCGGCTCCTACACCGGTTCTATTGCCGAGAGCTGGCAGATCACACAAGGCAGCGGCTCCGTGGTCGCG